TTCCTATTGTTTTGGAAAACATTACTATGCAGGATGATTATGAGGGAGATTTTGAATCAAGGAGAGTTCTTCTTTATACATTAAGATTTACTGCTAAGACATACCTATTTGGTCCTGTTGCAGATGCTTCCAAGGATATTATTACCAAGTCTACAGTCAACTACCTTACTGGTACAGATACATCCAACGCACAACGCAATCTTACATACTCTGTTGTTCCTAGAGCAATTCAGAACTATGATGGAACAGTCCTTACTAACTTGGCAGAGGATATAACTAAGACTCAGACTGTTATTGCTCTTAATGATGTAACTAATGTTGATGCATCTTCTGGATCTACTAGTGTATATCTAGATATTGGTGGAGAGGAAGTTTATGTTAAGTCTAAGGATACTGATAGTAATAAGATTACTGTTAAGAGAGGTCAGGATGGCACAACCAAACTTGCTCATATAAGAGGTACTGAGGTTAAATCTATTACGTCTGCTGATAATGCATTAGTAGAGGAAGGAGATGACTTTGGATTTAGTGGAACTTCTACTTGGAATGGATAAATGAAAAACAATTTAGATGATGCTTTTAATATAACACCTACTGAAGTTGAGGTTGACAATACTCCTGAAAATGGTTGTTCTCCTAGAAAAGAACAACTTACTAACGTTGGTATAACAAGACCTGATAGATTAACTAAGGATGATATAACTAAGGACTATGAGTATACTCGTGGTAATCTTTACAGCATCATAGAGAAGGGTCAGGAAGCAATTAATGGTATTTTAGAACTTGCACAGGATAGTGAAATGCCAAGGGCATATGAGGTTGCAGGGCAGTTAATTAAGAGTGTCTCCGATGCTACTGATAAATTAATGGATCTTCAGAAGAAACTAAAAGATGTTGAGGAAGAGACCACTCAGAAAGGACCAAATACAGTTAATAATGCACTCTTTGTTGGTTCCACAGCAGAACTAGCTAAGCTATTAAAAAATGGAGTGAAGGAACAGAATAAATAAAAAGAGGAGAGAAATCCTGAAGTATTAAAATACTCATAAAATGCCGAAAGACGAATTGCCGTCGTTGGATGATTTTACGGAGAATCCCGTAGAATTGCCATCAGTCGATGAATTTATAACAGAAGAGAAAGTTGTAGAAGAATTACCTTCGGTTGATGAATATGTTGTAGATATAGAAGAAAAAGTAATATATGAAAAACCAAATTTACCTTCAATAGAAGATATACCTATTGATGAATCTTTGCCGCCTATTGATAATTATATTGAGGAAATTGAAGAAGAAGATATTGAAACTACTGGTGGTATTTCTGTTCAGGAATATAATCCTGACATGCAATTTAGAGATTATGAATTTATTGATATAATCAAAAGACCTGAGTGGAAAGAATTAGTTGGTCTTGTTAATGAAGTAAGGGATAATATACCAGATATCCCAGAAATAAAATATTACGATGATGATCTAGAAAAGATATCACAAACTATTGAAGAGTTACGCTCTGAAATACCAGTAGTCCCTGAAGTAAAATATTATGATGAAGAAATAGATCAAGTTAAACAAACAATCTCTGATCTACCAGAAGTAAAATATTACGACCAAGAAGTAAATAATTTAGAAGGAAGATTTTCCGAATTAAAGGAATTTGTATCTAATATTCCTAATTATGATGATGAATTAAATTCTCTTAGAGATAAGTTTAATTATGATATTCAAGGAGTTTCAGAAAATATTGAAGTAAAAGATTTTGAAAAGAAAGTTGATATTGATAATATAAAAACTGATTTAAAAGAAACTACCAAAAAAATATATGAAGAATTAAAAAAATCTTCTGATCAAATACATGAGTATAGACTACATCTAAAAGATGATGATAGAAAATTAAAGAAACAGATATTAGGTCAATATAATACTTTAAAGGAAAATATTGAGAAAAAAGTTAAAGAATTCAATACTAAAAATATTGAATCACAAAACGTTATTACTGGTTCTCTTAAAGATTATTTTGATGAACTCCAAGAGAAAATTACCAATATACCAGAAGTCAAATACTATGATGAACAACTTAAAGAATTAAATGATAAATTTGATAATGGTATTAAAGAAATACGTGAAATAGTAGATCAAATAAAGGAAACTCAAAAGCAAGATCTACAAGAGAATCTTTTAACTGAACCACCAGAGGTTGATAATGAAGACCCTTTAACTCCATTAGATCAGAAGTTTGTAACCTATGAAAAGTTACAAGAGAACTATCAACTATTTGTAAATAGAGTTCAACAACAATTAGCATCATTCGGTGGTGGTGGAGAAACCAAGCTTCAATACTTAGATGATATTGTAGGTATTGCCACTAATTTAAGTGCGTATGATGGAATGTATCTTAGGTTAGATACATCTCAACCTAAAGGTAAGAATTTTGTATTTGAAACTGTTGCATCTGCTGGAGCAGGTGGAACATGGGCAGTTGGATCTGCTGGTATTAGCACTACTAAGAATGTAGGTATAGGCACAACTGCAAAATCAACTTACGCATTAGACGTTGAAGGTAATGCTCGTATTACAGGTATAGTAACAGTTGGTCGATCCACTATTACATTAAATCCCAATACTAATATAGTAACAGTTGGAACTGGTATTACTTTAGATTCCACTAATAATCAGATTTTAATTGGTGGAAGTAAAGTTGCTGATTCCAGTGGAGATGCTAATTATACAGGTATTATTACTGCTTCTAGGTTTGTAGGTCCATTGACAGGTGATATCACAGGAGATGTTACTGGAAATGCAGATAGTGCTACTACTTTAGAAACAGCAAGAACTATTGGTGGTGTATCTTTTAATGGATCTGCTAATATTAATCTTCCTGGTGTTAACCAATCTGGCACACAAGATACTTCTGGAAATGCTGCTACTGCTACCACATTAGGAAGTAGTTCTTCTATTAATACTAGTGGTATTATCACTGCTAGTGAGTTTAAAGGTAATATAACTGGTGATGTTACGGGAGATGTTTCAGGTAATATTACTGGTTCAGCTTGCACAATTACGACTGGTAATTTCACGAATGTAACAATTGGTGGAACTCTTACTTATGAAGATGTAACTAATATTGATTCTGTTGGACTTATAACAGCAAGGAGTGGAGTTGATTTTGGTAGTGCTGGTATTGTGAGAATTGAGAGTGTTTCTTCTACAAAAACTTCAACATCTCAAGCATCTATTGATACTTTTGATGCAGAGACATGGCAGTCAGGTAGTTATCAAATTCAAATTAGAAGAGGAACTGCATATCATGTAACATCATTAAATTTAGTTCATAGTGGTGGAACTGTTTATATGACAGAGTATGGAACTATAAAAACAGGAGTATCTCTTGCTACGTTTGATTCAGATATTAATAGTGGAAATGTAAGAATATTAGCAACACCTTCTTCCTCAGATTCAACTGTATTTAAGATGTCGAGGACTCTTATAACAGCATAAAAGGATAAATTACCTATATAAGAATATGTCGGTATGGAGGGATTATGACTGGCGAGAAAACAAAGTGGATTGCTATTGGAGTAATTGGAAGTCTTTTTGCTTTATCTCATATAGGGATGATAGGAATGCTTGCGAAGAGAGAAAGTAAGTTTCCTCAAATAAATGTACCTGTTGGGGATTATACATCATATAATGTGATGGCAGGTAAGGATGGTTATAGTATCAACTATAAAGCAAATGATCCTACAGTAATGAGTGTTAATAAGGATATTAAAAGAAAAAGTGGGTTTCTGGGATTGGCTAATAATACCACTAAAGTCACTGAAGAATATGTTATGGATGGAGCATACCATCAAGGTGGTCCAACATCCAACCATAGATCATGGCAAGATCCTGCCACGATGGGAGGAGATAGTGAAAAAAAGATCAGTGCAAGAACCATCGAGTGTATCGAGGCAGCAGGTGGTGGACGATCAACAGGGAAGCTTGTCGGTGGTAGCGTTGGTGCTGCTGCTGGTTCTGGTCTCGCCTCTGTACCTTTTGTTGGTTGGGTTCTTGCTGGTGCTGCGACAATGATGGGTATGGAAGAAGGTGGAAACATTGGTGCGGATATGGCAACAGCCGCTAAAGGATGTGAAGTGGAAGAGAACATTAAATAACTAACTAATTAGGAAAATGAATAATCCATATCCCAAACCACGTTGGGATTTAGAGAATGATGTCCTACGATTAGAACAAATGATTATTGTTTACGAGCAAGAAATCGAACAACTGAAAATAGAAAAAAAAGAGTTGAAAGAGGAAATTACTTTCCTTAGAACTCAACTTGATTATTTGTCTTTGGGTAACCCAATTGAGGAAAAAAAATGAGTGGAGATCCATCATTAAAAGATCCAGTTATTTTTTATAGTGAAGAACTAACTAAGACAAAGATAGTTCTTTTATCTCTTAAGGGGATTAAATTAAATTTTGCGGAAGAGGAGGAGTATGTGGAACTTTAATTTAAAAGAAACTTTTACTAAAGTTAAAGATTGGGATAAGGCATGGGCAAAAAAGATACAAGATAAGTTTGAACTGACTGACTATCAGATGCTTTGTCTTGCTTTTGCTAAAGGGTTTGTTATTGGTGCGTTGATACTCTAACACAGTCAGGGAGTCCACACTGAACTAGGCAAAATTACCCAATCTGTGCTATAAATATTGTTAGTATGGGATTGAAAAATCATGCCCCTAACGCAACAAAAGCATTACACCGTAGGTTATCACGACTTACAACATAAACATCATGAGATATGTGAGTATGCAGTAGACGCATATGAAGCAATACAGAAATCCAAAGAGGATGTTCCTGCATTAAAGGAGCATCCTCATTTTGTTGATTACTGTGTAACTGAAGAGGTGAATAACATCTCTAATCTTATGGCATCTGGTATCCCAATGGGACATTAATCATGAAAACAATAACAAAATATAAGCATGAGATTATGTGGTGGATGAGTAGGTTAACCATTATGGGAACTTCTTTATCATTAGGAACATGGCTTGCAGCACAAGCATATGTTTAAACACTACTGGTAGTGTTATAAATTATATTAATTACGCATATTAACATATGTTATCAACACAATACCGTTTAAGGTTAACAGCAATCTGTAAAGATATAGGTGCTGGAGTGGAAGTTAGTTTGGAGGATATGATATGGGCAGAGAAATTAGCAAAGGCAAATACTGCTGCTAGAGGTATGTTGAATACCGCAAGGAGAATATCTACAGATCCTACCGATTCTTTTCTGAATGAGTTGAATATTGGAGACCCCGATTCAACTAATCATCGTAGGGGTTTCGGAGATCCACAAGATGTGGTAGACTGGTTTCATAATGAAAGGTCTGATGATTGGAGGCAAAGAGATTAATGATTTTTTGGATTGGATTTTTTGTTATGTTTTTTAATGAAGGATTTGTTATGATGAGGCACGTATCACCGTGGTTCTCAAAGCAAAGAGATAAGTTTATTAATAAGTATGGTGAAAATGTTTGGTATAGATTTCACGGAACTTTAGATTATGTTTGGATGATATTTGTAGGTCTTGGATTAATTTTATATCCAAATAGATTATTCCACATAGCAGTACTAACCACCTTTTGGGGTGGTTCTTTTGCTATATTCTATGCACCAAGGTGGATAAGAAGGTGGATAAGAGATGAGTGAAGTTGTTCAGAGTGTAAATATTATGATAGCTATACTTTTAGTAGGAGTATGTGTTACAATATACTGGATATTTAAATACGATGATTGGAATCCTAACCCCGTTACTACTAGTCACATCCCCGTTAAATGTGAATCAGATGATTCAGGACATGAGGGAATGGAAGTCTGAGCAAGACAGATCCACAGTAGAAGAGATGCTAAATAATACACTTATGGAGTATGAATATGGGTGCGATGATTCCACCGAGTCGGAAGAGTTGTTACAACTTCCGAGTAACGAAGATTAATCGTGTTGTTGACGGCGATACTATTGATGTCACCATTGATCTTGGGTTTGACTTATACAAGAAAGAAAGAGTTAGAGTTGCAGGAGTTGATACGCCAGAGAAGAGAACAAAAAACTTGGAAGAGAAGGCACTGGGAATAGATGCAACAGGTTGGTTGAAAGCAAAACTAGAGGAGACTATTAAGGGTGATGAAGAACTCACTGTTAGAACTGAACTTAAGGGTGGGGTTGGGAAGTATGGTAGGCTTCTTGGTTGGCTCTATGTTGGCGACTCTGATATTTCGCTAAATGAGCAGATGATCACCGAAGGATATGCTTGGGCATACGATGGTGGCACTAAGCAAAAGAACTTTGAGGATCTCCGAGAGATTCGCAGAGCACACGGCACATTACAGGAGGGTTAAACCATGCCAACAAAATTACTTAAAGAACTTCCAATACCAAAGGAAGCACAAAAAATGATTCAGGAAGTACCTGAATTAGCACCATTAATTGAACCAGAACCACAAGGTATTGGTTGGGGAACTGGTGTAGGTATTGCAGCGATAGTGGTAATTCTAGGTGCTGCATTTGCTAAGTATAAATGTAAAAAGTAATGTCACAACAAGACATATATCTTGGTAACCCCAATCTAAAGAAAGCAAATACTCAAGTTGAGTTTAATGCTGAACAGATTCAGGAGTTTATTAAGTGTAAACAAGATCCAATATATTTTGCAAGGAACTATATTAAAATTGTATCCTTGGATGAAGGTCTTGTGCCATTTAAGATGTATGACTTTCAGGAAAAGTTAATTAGTAACTTCCATAATTCTAGA